CCCCGACGATACAACCGACTTCCTTACGCCGCAAATTGTGGCTCCGGCTTCAACCGGATGGGCTGTCGGAACGCTGTCCGATTATTTCGGACTGCCTACTGGCGTCGTCGGAACTTCTGCTCTCTCTTTCTACCATCGTGCCTATAATCTCATCTGGAACACTTGGTTCCGTGATGAAAATATCCAAGACTCTGCCGTCGTTGATCTGGACAATGGTCCTGATACCAACGCCGATTACGTTCTCCGTAAACGAGGAAAACGCCATGACTATTTCACGTCGTGTTTACCGTGGCCGCAAAAAGGCCCGGGCGTTGAATTACCACTTACCGGAGATGCTCCGGTTACTGGTCTTGGAAAATGGACCCAAGTCTATGACGCTGGTCCTGTCTCTTTTTATGAAACCGATGGGACTGGCTCAACTGCCTATGCTGATTACGTGGTCGCAGGGTCGGCCGCGAATAGCCAAGTTGCCATCGAAGAAGATCCGGCAAATCCGGGCTTTCCTAATGTCCGGGCCGATCTGTCCGGTGTTGGGGCCGCTTCGATTAACTCACTTCGTCAGGCCTTCCAACTCCAAAAACTCTATGAACGCGATGCCCGTGGTGGCACGCGCTACACCGAACTCATTAAAGCGCATTTCGGCGTAACTTCGCCCGATGCGCGTCTGCAACGCCCCGAATTTCTCGGCGGCCGCACTACACCTGTCTCTGTCCACCAGGTTGAACAAACCGCACCCCCTACCGAGGACGCCGCCGGCGGTACTCCGCAAGGCAATCTCGCCGCTTGGGGTGCTGTGGTCGCAAACCGCGAAGGATTCACAAAGTCCTTCGTCGAACACTCTGTTGTGATCGCGCTTTGTATGGTGCGCGCTGATCTTACCTACCAACAGGGTTTACCGCGCAAATTCTCGCGCCGTACCCGTGTGGACTACTATTGGCCCGCTTTCGCCACAATTGGCGAACAGGCGGTTTTAAATCAAGAAATCTATGCCGTTGCTGAACCTAACGTGCAAAATCAAGCCGTATTCGGCTATCAAGAGAGATATGCGGAGTACCGCTATAAGGCCTCTGAAATCTGCGGGAAGCTCCGCTCTACCTACTCCACGCCACTGGATATGTGGCATTTGGCGCAAGAATTCTCTGCGCTACCTGAACTCATGGACGGCTTCATTGAAGAAGCGGTCCCTATGGAACGCGTCATTGCGGTAACTGACGAGCCCGATTTCATTATGGACTCGCATTGGAATTTCCGCATGGTCCGTCCTATGCCGGTGTACTCTGTTCCTGGAAACGTGGATAGGTTCTAAAACATGGCCTTCCCACTCATACCGCTCATTGCCGCGGGTACTTCAATCTTCTCTGCTTTGTCGGCTGCTCGCAGCCAAGAACAGACGAATGCCCAAAACCGTGATTCGGCGAACGCTCAAATGGACTTCCAAGAACGGATGTCATCGACTGCTCATCAAAGAGAAGTCGCTGACCTTCGCGCGGCCGGACTCAACCCTGTCCTGTCTGCTCATGGAGGAGCGTCATCACCTGGTGGTGCTATGGCCGTCGCCCAAAATCCACACGCAAGTACGCCTGAGCGTATTGCGAACTCTGCACGTGTCGCGTCGGAACTGATGCAGGCACGTGAAACAATAAAACGAACCCGGGAAGAAACCCGGAAAACCTCGGCCGATGCTGATATCTCCGAGGCAAATAAAGTGTCGGCCCAAAATGCGGCCGACGTCGCAAGGACGCCTTATGGAAAAGCACTCGAATATATACGCCAAACTCTGGGTGCCATTGGCCCTGGTGTTGGCGGCTTCGCCGGTGGCCTTCTTGGCTCTTCTGCTCGTGGTGTGGCTTCTGCGATCGCTAATGCGGGTAAGCCGAAGCTGACTATCCCGCAACGCGCAACGCGTCGTTCAACAACGTATTACTACAACGACTAAAAGGAGAAAATCATGGCCTCTGTCACAAAAAACTTCGGCTCTAAACGCCGTAAAATCCGCAACCGCCGCAAAGATCGCCGCGTGTTCGGTCAAACTGCCGCCGGAACTCGTAAAGAAAATTACTCCGGCGCCCCGATGAGAGGCGGCATCCGTCTTTAAAAAATGGCCTGTACCTCCCCCTTGCAGGGGTACAGGTCCCGGGCTATAAACTATTCCGGCAAACGTTCCATCGTTTTTAATAAACTTGCCGGATATCCTGACCTCCCGGTACAAGTCCCTTGCGGTCAATGCCTCGATTGTCGCTTAGATCGGGCCCGTGAATGGGCTATCCGATGTGTCCACGAATCGGAACTGTATCTCAAAAACTGCTTCATCACTCTGACCTTCAGGGACGCTTGTCCCTGGTGGCCCGGCATCAAGCCCGGCCAAAAGGTCGATCCTACTTTCTCTCTCCACAAATTTCACTTTCAAGACTTCATGAAACGTCTACGCTTCCGCTTTGCGGGCTCTGCCGCCGCCGGTATCCGCTATTTTCACTGCGGAGAATACGGCGAAGAACTCGAACGTCCTCATCATCACGCCTGTCTCTTTAATTTTGACTTTCCTGATAAAAAACTCTGGCAAACTCGTGATGGTATCCGTCTCTATCGCTCTGAAATCCTCGAAGAACTCTGGCCCTACGGTTACTCTACTATTGGGGCCGTTACCTTCGACTCTGCTGCCTATGTCGCCCGTTACGTCACAAAAAAAATAACTGGCTCTCCTGCGGCCGCTCATTATTCCGGCCGCTTGCCTGAATACAACTCAATGTCTCGTCGTCCTGGTATCGCTAATAAATGGCTAAAATCGTTCCAAACTGACGTCTATCCATCGGACTACCTAGTCATCAGGAACGGAATCAAATGCAAACCTCCAAAATACTACGACAAAATATATGACTTGACTGATCCAAAAAACCTCTCTAACGTAAAGGCCGAACGAATCAATAACGCTCGGGGAAATCCAAACAACACTCCCGAGCAACTGGCAGTAAAGCGCGAGATAACTTCAATTCGCGCTCGTAACTTAATAAGGTCCCTGGAATCCCGGAGCCGTAAAATAACCGGTTCACCCGTAGGTGAAACGGTTGGGGCCTCCGGCCCAGGAATCACTAAAAAGAAATACGTACTAAAAACCGGACGGATAAAAAAAGGAAAATCAAAAAAATGCAAACCTTCAACCTCTACTCAATCTACGATGAAAAAGCTCTCGCTTTTGCCCCGCTCTTTGCGTACTCCAACGATGGCGAAGCTACTCGGGCTTGCTCCGACTCCGTGAATAATGAAAAATCACGGCTTGCTGCTCATCCCGAAGATTACAAACTCTACCGGATGGGAACTTTCAACGACACCTCCGGCCTTATCATCCCGGAAAAACAGCCGTTCTTCATTACACAACTGCTCTCTCTTGTACGGCCGCAAGGGGCCGTAACAAAATAAACCCGTCCGGGTTTCCCCCCGCCTGAAAGGCGGGGGTTTTTTTTTATCTTGACAAAAAAACACTTAAGTAACATTCTCAATATTAAGCAATTCTCACAACGGAGACTCAAAAATGCTTAGAAAATTCTCGGAACGCTTCAAACGCTCTGAAAAAATCCCCGGCATCTCCTTCGTCGCCGGATCATCCCGGACGAAACAGTCTTTTAAAAAAGACTGTGACATCAACTTCATCATGAAAAAATATCGTGAAACCGGCCTCTTGCCGGAGCCGCAATCGCGGCCGCCGTTCTTCGGCGACTTCACAAATGCGGCCGACTTCCTGGAAAATCAAAATCGGATCGCAAAAACTCAGCAGTACTTCGAACGGCTCCCCGCTCTTACCCGCGAACGCTTCGGAAATGATCCTTCAAAAATGCTCGACTTCTTGGCCGACATTAAAAATAAAGACGAGGCAATAAAACTCGGCCTCGTCAGAAAACCCGCGCCGGACTTGACGCCAAAGCCGCCAATCCCGCCGCAAACGCCGCCGCCCGCGCCGCCTGTACCTCCGGTAGCGTAAAACGTTGGACCAGTGCCTTACTAGATATCAACTGGTCCAACTGACAGCGAAAAGACTCAAAACTTAGCTTAGTATCTAACAGGGGGTCAAAAAAATGAGCAAAAAATCAATGAAACTTCCGTCAAACATGACGCACAATTTCTCGCGCGTTCCTGCCGCCGAGATTCCTCGCTCTGCCTTCACTTCGCCCTATGATCGTAAAATGACTTTCGACGCTGACTATCTCTACCCCATGTGGGTAGAGGAAGCATTGCCCGGCGACACGTTCAATATTGACGGCACAATCGCGTGCCGTATTCTTTCGCCGCTTCACACGCCGATCATGGACAATCTGCACTTCGACACCTTTTACTTCGC